TAGCCACCTTTTTTTTAATATAAATCTTTCAGTCCTACCTCTTGTATGCCTTCGCAGTTGTAAGGCTTATAGTCGTCGTTTATAGAGCAATCTTGTATCAAAGCAAGTGCTTGTTCGTTTCTTGCTTGTGCATACTTTAACGCTTCGTCTGATAGTGTATAAACTACATAAGGGTAAGGATCCTGTTTTTCTTGAGCCAAGAAGTTAAAACCTTTTGCAGTCAGTCCACATGCCTTTGCTGCATCGATATAGAGAGACGCTTGTTGATGATAATTAAACGAATTAATAGCACCTTTGAAACCACGAGGAGACGCATCACGACACGTCTTTAAGTCCCATACATACTCATTATCGTACCAATCCATTCTCGCTTTGAAAGGTGCACCATGCCACTCAAACACCAAAGTCAGCTCCACTTTATCGGTTTCTTTAGGTATGTAATCTTTTACGACCTCACGACGTTTCATACATACATCGTATAAATCTTGAGATATTGGTGTGCGATTGCCTACAGTCGCTAGGAAGTCTTCATAGTCTGCTTTGCCTACCTTAGTTCTTCTGTCTACATTAGGTTGTATGACAAACTCATCGTCAAACTTGTGGTGTTCTAAAAAGACTGTGTGTTGCACTCGCCCTTCTAAAAGAGCTGGCGTTTGTTCCAATCCCTTTCTGTATTTCCAACTGAATGGACATTTTATAACCGACGTTAGATCGTGAGATCTGAAAGCTGGTATTTCTGCATAATCATCATAAGACAAGTCTTCATATACACCTTCTTTAAACTCTTTCATTTTTTCTCCATATTTTGTAACAAGATTTGCAAATAGATTTGTTGTTTTTCACTACCCATAAACCATCTTCCTCAGTAACAGAGGTTGAACATTCGTCACACGAATATATGACTTGTAAACCTTTGGTTGATGATTTTGCTGACATCATTTTAAATTTTCTATTTCCTCTTGCGTTAAATCAAAACAACTTAAATTTCCAGCTACAGTTCTGCGTTCACCCTCTCCAAAAAAAGGGTATACAGTGTGTTGCATCCAAGAAGGGAACAACAACAACTTGCCCGGTTGAGGCATTATGTATCTGGATTGCGACGGCCTAAGTCGTTCAGGATCAGATGTTTGATTCAAACCATAAGTGAAATTTATGAAGCCATCTATCGCCCCAGAATTGTTGTAAAGATTCACACGACCATCGTCAGTTTCTCTTATTTGTTTTGGAACCATTGTCCAGGTAGTGAAAGATATTCCCATAGGAGCTGTTGTTAAATGGTCATGGATAGGGTTATAGTCAGCTGCAAAGCTGTGAACTGACCACAGTTTTTCCATGGTGATTTTTTTTGGTCTTAACGGAGATTTTGTTTGCTCGACAAAATTCCTTAAATAAGACGTTGCCAAGCTCTCAACGATTCTAACAAAAGGAGCTAGAGACTCTTCCTCATAATCCATAACAAGTTGTTCGCCTTGGTGTATTTGACCTACCAAAGTGTCGGCAGCAGATTGCCGATTCTTGTTTTGTCTTAACGAGTCTAAGTATTCGTTGAGAGTTGTCACTACCTGATCGGATAGTTTGTGTTGCAACATAAATGCAGCTGGCAACGTGAAAAGTTCGTATTCTATTTGGTCATTCATCTTGTTCTTGTATTTTGACGAGCTCTGTCAAAATTAAAGAGTAACCAACCAAATCGTCAGCCGTGTCTTTGTGTCCGGGATTGTTAATAATACGACACGATTTAAAGACTATCATCATTGCACAACATTGTGAGGGTGTTAGTTCAATACCCAACAAACCACTCCAAGCGTTAGCTAACTGAACAAAAAAGTTATCTGGACTGTTGTAGTCCTCACCTTTTTGGTCTAAGAGCTCTGCAATTTGTTGTGCTTTATTTATATACATGGAAGGGTGGTGAGTAGCTACAGACCGATCGTGTGAGACATTAGGAGAATAGCTACCCACCGAGAACTCAAAATGGTATATCGTCGTTTTTAGGTTCCGATGTCTCTTCGGATATGGTTTCTAAATTATCGCTTACCGCAGATGGACTTGCCGTTTGTGTTGGGACAGAACCACTTTCATTGGCTGCTTTGTACTCGTAGCTCTCCTCAATGTCTGCTTGTTGCCAAGTCGCCAAACCATCGAAAATATCGCACATAGCTTTTGATTCTGCCGATTGGTTTCCTTTAAACTCCTCACAGTATACGGCTAAGTCAAACGCTTGTTGTTCATTCTTGGTGGCTACTTTTTGCACACCACCATCAGGTCTTTGCAGATTTAATATCTTTGGATTCCGATGCCTCAGTGTGGCCTACTTCTATTCTTGCAGTACAACCTAATAAATCTGTTACGTCAAAACCACCCAACTCTTCATCGGTAAAGCTCTTACCTCTCCAAGACTCCAAATGTTTTCTCAATGCCGCAGCTTCATGCAAAGATGCTGTGTAAGTTTTTGATACTGCATAAGGTCTTCCATCCTCCATCAAGGTTTCATTTGTGTTTGGATCAACAGCCTCAACGATCTCGAAGGTTATACACAACCTAGTTTTCTTACTAACCTCTTTGCCGTAAGTTTGGTCGCTAGTCCCTAGATCTACTATCCTAAAACAAGTTCCTAAATAAATACCTTTTTCTAATTTAGGAAAGTCCGTGCCTCCCCCTTCGCTAATTGTTAAACTCATACTTTACTCCTAATGTGTTTGCAAATAATAATAAATTTGGATAATATCCTACAGACTTTTGCAAAGCAAAGCAAACACCAAAATTTAAGGAATGATTGATGTCATTAAAAATCACAGGACCAACCAAGGACAAAAGCAAACCATTTACTAAAGATTACATCTCTCAATTCCGGGACTTCTTAGCCAACAATGGCTACGAACCTGATCCCAAAAAAGGTTTGATAACCGATGGCTCTGTTGGTCGAGCATACATCAACATCGGCAATCAAAGGAAGCTCGTGGGTTGGTACCAAGCATGGCTGGATCAATCCTCCCCATTCGGCCGCATCGGCGATTATCGAGTAAGCGCTGATCAACCCACGGCGACCTGGAAGCCTGAGAATAGTAAAAACTACCGCATGACCAAAGAACAGAAAGCTGAGATTGAGGAGCTCAGACGACAAGCCGAAGTAAAAAGCCAGGAGAAGTACACGCAAGCAGCTTTGAGAGCTCAGTCTATCTGGGATCAATGTGACGAGGTAGAGAGGCATCCTTATTTGGAAAAAAAGCAAGTCTTATCGTATGGCTTACGCAAAGACAAACACGAGAACTTAGTCATACCGCTCAAAGACGGACAAGGAACAATCGTTGGCTTACAGTACATCAGCGACGAAGGAGAAAAGCGTTTTCTTACTGGTTCCAAAAAAAGCGGGAGCTTTTTTATCTTGGGACAAGAGTTGCTCAAGAATAGCAATAACAAAATCATAAACTATTGCGAAGGCTATGCGACTGCCAGCAGTTACTATGCAGATTACAGTCAAGCTGTGGTCGTCACTTTCGATGCTTACAATTTATCAGCGGTAGCTGAGACTATGTATGACTATTTTCCTAAGCACAAGCACATATTTATAGCTGACAATGATGATAGTAAGACAGGAGAGAAAGAGGCGACTAAGGCTTGCAACATCATCAAGAAACTAGGTGGGCAGGCTGAGGTTTTCATGCCTGAAACTAAGGGTGACTACAACGACCATAAGAACGAAGTTGCGAAGACCGAAGGTGAGGTGGTGTTACAAACATTGGACATCCCTGTGGAGTACGACTATCAAAGAAGTGGTAGTGGTCGCATACTCAATACTAAAGATAACATCGGTGGAGTCTTGACCCCCCACGGCATACAGGTTCGCTACAATGTTATTAAGAAACGCATGGAGATCGAGATACCTGAAACGAAGTTTATCGCTGACATGCGAGAAGAGGCCAGCCTGATTGAGATTGAAAATCGCTGTATCAATATGGGGATACCACACACTAAGGTCAGAGACTACCTCAAGATATTGGCTGAAGAGTACAACCCTGTGAAAGAATGGATTGACTCTAAGCCTTGGGATGGGACATCAAGACTTGAGGCTTTCATGGATACCTTGGTCACAGTCGAATCTAAAAAACAAAAAGAGATATTGCTCAAGAAATGGTTGATCAGTTGTGTGGCCGCCGCTTACGAAGAGAATGGAGTTGAGCTTGAGGGTATCTTGGTGCTACAAGGAGCACAGGGTTTGGGTAAGACTTTATGGTTCAAACGGTTGTGCGATTACGAAAAGGGTTGGTTGCTAGAAGGAGCGACACTCAACCCATCAGATAAAGATAGTGTAAAACGAGCAGTCTCTCATTGGATAGTGGAGCTCGGTGAAATAGAGTCGACTTTTAAGAAGTCCGACATAGACCAACTCAAGGCCTTTGTGACAGCCAAAACAGATGAGTTGCGTTTGCCTTATGACCGAGCTTTCACTACCTACCAAAGACGAACTGCCTTTTATGCTAGTGTCAATGCTCGAGAGTTCTTGACAGATACCAGTGGTAACAGAAGATTCTGGGTGCTTGCTGTTAAAGAGATCAATGTCAATCACGGTATCGACATGCAACAGCTGTGGGCAGAGATCAAGGAGCAGTATTATATTAAGGG